GTCGATGGATATATTTCTTTTGCCTCGAACTTCTTTCCAAACATTTGAAAAATTTTTATCAGCTTTGTCTGCAAAAGATTTATCATCAAAATTATTTATGTGTAATTGTGTACTTAATTGTTCTGCTGTATCTGCAATTGAAAAATGGCTGCTTAATAATTTTTTTTGGTATTCACTTTTTTCGAAAGTCCATTCATTAATAAAATTTTCTTTGTTTTTAATAAAATCTAAAGTTAAAATTTTTCTATAAACATCAATAGAATTGCCGCTGACTTCATAATTCCATGTCTTACCTTTGTAATCTTCGCTAATCTTTAAAGACCAAATATTAATTGAAACTGTTGCAAATGTTCCTGTTTGAACTCCTGGATTTTTTTTAAATGATATAAAGTAATCAAAATCCTGTGCCGACATTAATTCTAGTTCTGTTGGCTGCGCTGGTTTCCAGATAGTTTTTAAAGCTATTTCCATAGATATATAAGATTATATAATTTAGACCATTTCCATAGTCAAGTATGACAAAAGACTTGACAGGCTATCTGGGTAAATTATTGAGGAATTACAATGAATTTATACGGATTAAATAATGGCTAGAAATGAGTTTTATAGCGTAACACGCACTCCTGTAAGCATTTGGCACAGAAATCAGCATGATTTAGTTGCTGCAACCGATATTGATTTATGTGAAATATGTCCAGCTTGCGCCAAAATCCTTGTTATTAGCGACACAATTTACAATGTGGATGGCTCATTTAGAGGCAAATCAGAGTGGCTGCAAAGACCATACAAAGAAATAGCTAAATGTCTAAATATTCCATTTTGGGAGGTTTTTTACACAGTTAATGAATTCGACACACAAAGACCAATTGTAGAATTTAATATTAGAAGAATTTATCCAAATCCAACAAACGATTTAATTAAATTAGCTCCAGATCAATACCTGCAATACCTAGAGCATAAAGTTCAGCAGCATATTCCAGATTGCAAATCCAAAGAATATTTAAAAAAAAGAATGAACACTCCAACACAACAAAACAAAACATTAGTAAGAAAAAATAATTATGAAAGATTATTATCCTAGCTGCAAAGCGCTAATAACAAATTTAAAATTAACTAATCAAGAGTTTAGAATTTATCAATATCTTTGCTCTCAATATAATTTACGAAAACATGAGCCGTTTGTTCGAATTGTAAATATTGCAGGATTTTTTCAAATATCGATTGCAACAGTAAAAGAAATATTATCCAGGATTGCAGAGCTGGAGCAGGATCAAAAAAAATTACTTACCATTAATTTTAATGGAACTTATTTAGAATTTGAAATGCCGTATTATAAATCTTTTTTAGAAAATTTAGGATTTAAAAAAAATAATCTTGCAGCAGGTTTTAAAAACGTACAAAATAAATTAAAAGAATTAAATTCGCAGGCAGACACTAAAGTATATTTATTTCCTAAATTAGATCAATTTGATTTGTCAGAGGCTTTGCGAGATATGCCAGATGAAGATTTTGATAAAATAAAGCCAAGCCAATTAAGATTTCCTTGGGTATATTATGATGAAAAAACTAGACGAACAAATACTCAATAAACAATTATATACAGAAGTTCAGCTTATGATTTTGCTGGAGGATGCTGTTTATACTGAAAGATTTATATCAAAACCTAGTAATCGCAAAGTTCCTGCTATGTATAAGATTATAGAATGTTCTTATGATGAGCAGGATTTTGGATATTATATTGCATCATATAAAGGCAGAGCAACGCCAAGGCAGCTCACAAGATATAATTTTGCGGTTGAAGTTATGCTTATGATAAAATCTGATGTTGATATTGATCCTGTATTTGCAAGGAAATTACTATGGATGAAAGCAAATAGATTTCCAATGACAAAGTTAGCAAAGATGTTTGGTTATCACAGAACTACATTAAAAATTAAATATCAGACAATATTGGAACGATTAGTTAAAAAAATAAATTCTACATTTTCGTTTGACAGACTCGACAAAATTCTTTACAAATATTGATACGCTCATCGTATTATTTATTTCTAACACACATCATAAATAAAGTTATTATCCTAGCCTATACAAATAAGCGAACAGCTGTAAAATAACAGTCTGTTGTCAACTACAGTTCATCTATGCGCTGTTGTTTATTTTTTAAATTAAAAAGTCTTGCAACAGGATTGCAAAGAATAATACTCACAACAGTATAGTTATGAAGAAGATCAGAGTTGATTGCGAAACCATAAACAAACAAAATAAACTTCCTTGCAAAGCTCCAGGAATATTATGCAAGAACGGTAATATTCGTTGTAGAGTTCATGGTGGATATTCCACAGGTCCAAAGTCTGCAAAGACAACCGAAGGCAAGATAAAATTATTAAAGAATTTAAAACTTAAAAATTATGAACGAATTGCAACTGACATCAGAAATAGAGAACTCAATCATAACTCAACTGATGAACGGAACTCCATTAACCAAGATTTGCAAAGCCAAGGATAGTCCAAGTTTATCTAAAGTTTATAAATGGATTGCAACTAACAAAGAGTTCGCTGATAAGATTTTAACTGCAAGACGCATTGGAGCGCAAACATATTTAGATAGTATGATTGAAGAGCTTGAAGGCGCAGACAATCGTAACATACAAGTCGTTAGAGAAAAATTACATCACTATCGTTGGTTAGCCTCAAAGCTAATTGGTATCTACGGTGATAAACAAGAGATTAGAACAGACAGCAAGATTGAAATTACTTGGAATGTGCCAGACGTTAACACAAATACAAATACGAATGTGATTGATGTGAGTGTAAGTCCAGATGATAATAGTTTAAATAGTTCGGTAGTGCGCACATAAAAACATATTCTCGCACGCATCAAGAGGTTAGGAATTTAATAAGTAATTAAAAGTTTTTACACCAATACTGTACCAATAGATTAAATAGATAAGGCAATCCGCTATAGAGTGTCGGCTAGTCAAGCTAATGACTGTTTTTAGCCAGGCAAATTACGTTTTTTCTGGGGTACTACACCTCAAAATCGTGGGTGCGGTCTGTATGCGATAAATTACCGATCAAACAAATGAACGAACGAACGCAGTCATTAATGAAACATATTTTAGATAAATACAAAAACATACAAGCGGTTACATTCTCAACGCACAACAACGATCTTGTAATTAATTTCTCAGGATTTGAATGCGAAGAAGATTTGAAAGACTTTGCAGATTTTGTATTTACCAAAATCAAAATGCAATATGTGGATCTGCACAAGATGCCTAGCATTCACTAATGAAAGTTGTTCTACCTTATACACCAAGAAAACAGCAAGCCTACGTTCACGATGAACTAAGCAAATACAGGTATGCGGTTCTGTGTTGTCATAGAAGGTTTGGCAAAACAGTTTTGTGTATTAATCATTTAATTAAAATGGCGATGACGAATAGAAATCATCAGCCACGATATGCTTATATTGCACCGACTTATTCTCAAGCAAAGAAGATAGCCTGGGATTATTTAAAACATTTTACCGACAAGATACCTGGCACTAAATATAACGAAACAGAGTTACGTTGCGATTTAGTTAACGGTGCCAGAATAACTTTATTGTCATCTGAAAATCCTGATAGCATTCGAGGAATATATTTAGATGGCTGCATTATTGATGAGGCTGCACAAGTTCAGGCAGCATTAATAGATGAAGTTATTACTCCTGCATTATCGGACCGCAAAGGATTTATGATCCTAGTTGGAACGCCTGCAGGTATGAATAATTTATTTTACGATTATTACCAAAAAGCTCAGTCAAATAAGAATTGGTTTTTATATAAAGCAAAAGCCTCTGAAACAAAGATAGTTGATAAAGAGGAATTGCAAGCCGCTCTCGGAGTTATGGGGGTTGCTAAATATAACCAAGAATTTGAGTGTTCTTTTATTGGTAATATTAAAGGCTCTATTTATGGAGAACTACTTGGCAAACTTGAAGATAAAAAACAAGTTGCCTCTATTCCTTATGATCCTGCTTATCCTGTGCATACTGCCTGGGATATTGGATTTAGCGATAGCACATCCATAATATTTTTTCAGCAGATCGGACACGCTATTCACATTATTGATTACTATGAAAATAATAATCAAGCGTTTCCACACTACGCACAAGTCTTAAAAGAAAAAGATTTTGTGTATGAAAATCACTACGCACCACACGATATAGAAGTTACAGATTTTGCCTCTGGTAAGACCAGAAGAGAAGTCGCTTATCAAATGGGGATTAGATTTAGAGTGGCACCAAAAATTCCGTTAGAAGATGGAATACATCGTGTCAAAATGGTTTTAGAGAGATGTTTCATTAATATCGACAACTGCTCTAAATTAATAAATGCACTACGTCATTATCACCGAAAGTATAATGACAAAGACAGAGTATATAAACTTTCAGTAAATCACGATTGGTCGTCTCATGCAGCAGATGCTTTGAGAACCTTAGCCGTTGGTTTGCAAGAAGTTAAAATTTTTAACAACACCAGCCGACAACAAGTGGCTGACAACCAATTTAATATATTATGAGTTTTATTTTTGGAAAACCAAAAATGCCAGAACCTCCAAAATTTATTGAACCAAAAGTTGAGGCGGTTCCAAATTTTGAAGATGTAAAAAGAAGAGAAGCAGAAGAGCTTGCTATGCGTGAGAGTATGGCTAGACGAAGAGGCAGACGTTCTACAATATTGACAGGTACAGGACTTACAAGTTCTCCTGAGTTAGATAATAAAACTTTATTAGGTGCTTAGTCATGG